TCACCCCAAAGGTCGTTATTCGGGCTTTCTAGGGCGTTATTCTCACCTATATAGATAAAGGGGTATTGTGTCCCGGCTTCGGGCAAAAAGTCAAAGGTTTGGTCCTTTGCTTCCGCCATTTGATAAATCAACCTGAATAATTCATGGTTTGGCGTCATTTAAAAACCCCTTTCATTACGTTTGTCATGTCTTCCTGAAATAGTGGTTGGATTTCCTGGATCATTGGGCGCATATAAGGCGTTCCGGACTGAAACCGTGTGCCGTATTCCTGATAACCGGAATAACCGGCCTCGGAGTGTATCCGCGCTTCCATTCCTTGGTAAGTAGTCTTAATATGGTCTTTCAAGAAACTTGTATCAACCGGCGCTTTTTTCTTTGCTATGGCTCTGCCACGCTCGCCATTGTTCTTCAAGACCGCTATTGACTGCTTTACCGCGTCCGGGTGAGCGTTTGAAATCGTCATAGTCAGCTTTTCCAAGCCGTGCCATTTAACTTTAACGCCCAAAAGGTCCTACTTTCTTCAATCGTACCGCCCCTTTTATTGGTGCGTCGATTGCTTCGATAGGCTCATAGGTGTTACCTTCAAAAACGGCTTGCGTAAATGGTGCTTGTTCTTTCTGAAACCTACAAATAATAACTGTATCTGTCCGGTTTCCGTAGTTTTCAAAGACTTTAGCTTGACTGACTTTATTTACAAAACAAGGAACCGTAACGGTTTTTCTTACTTGCATTTCATAACTATCCGTTTCCGGATTGTATTTCTTACGCCCTCCACAAATTAGGATAATTCGGTGTGGTGTCTTCATAGGAAAAACACCTTTCCGCGTTCCCGCTGTGTACCGTCCAAGCCAAAATCTTTATTAAGAATGGCCATATACGGTTTGAATAGGTTATCCCAGTCTTGATAAGTCACGGAATAACCATCAACCGTTTCAGTCGTTACACCCTCGGAACCTTTCCGTCCGTATAGCTTATACACCACGTTTTCAATCATGAAATTATACTTACTGTTAATTTCAAGCGTTCCAGTTAGTCCTTTAAAATAACTTTCAGCGTCGTCCACTAAATCAGTCAACAGATCATTTTCATAGTTGTCGGAAGGGTCAATACCCAACCGACGTTTAATTTTTGCTAGTTGGGCTTCTTCCATCTATTATTCCCCTTCGATAGTTTGGGCCAAAGCTACTAGATCCGCTTTTTTGGCGTCTGCTTCATACTCTACGCCAGCGCCATCAAGTAACTCCTTCAATTCTGCTACTTTCAATTTTTCAACTGGTTTTTCTGTTTCCCCAGCTTCCTCATTTGGTGTTTGTGATGGTGTTTCTGGTGCTTCTTCACCTTTAACACTCAATACACCCTTACCAATCAATTCAGCAATTCGATCTTTTGAAACTTCAAAACCTTCACGGGGGAAAGCGTCCCCGGCTTCATAGAAGCGATTGTTATCTTTAGTGTCAATAATATTCTTAGTTACAATATAAGCCATTGACTACCCCTTTCTAGTATGATTAGACGTTTTCAGCGGAAGCGGTCAATTTAGCAAAAGCGTTTGCTTTAGTAACCATTACAGCGATATCCATAGTTACGCGAACCGCTACCATTTCTTGTTCAAACAAGTTAATTGGTGTGCCGTCTTGGTTTTTCATGGTTGAAATTTGGCCTTCTTCAGAGATCTTGAAGTTAATGTTGTAAGGTACACCATAAATCAAGCTGTTAAAGTCACCGGCCAAAAGGTCGCCTTTCTTGAACTGTTTAGATTTAAGATCTACGGTTGTAATACCGTCAATAGTATTGTTTGCCTTGTCATAAATTGTTTTCTTGTCGCCATCGCGGGATTCACGCAATGCAGAACGGTTTTGAATCTTAGAAACAAAGGCATTAGGGTTGATATCCGCTTCATAAAGCTTATCTTCCAATTTAAGAAGGTTTTCGTAGTTGATAGGACCAACTACAACTTGGCTAGAATCTTTGGCGGACTTAGCCACTGAATTGGCGAAAGGCGTTTCATGCCCCAAAAGTCCAGCTTCATCAATTTTTGTATGGAATGCTTCCACAATCTGCGGTTTCATATCTTCAAAGAATTTTTCCCATGTATAGTTCAATGCCTCACGGGAAGCCACAAGGATAATACCCAATTTGTGAGCTTTCAAAGTAACTGGAACCACTTCAGGTTTATCAGTCTTGATTTTTTCTGTTTCATTCACCCAGTAAGCTGAAACTCCATCTGTTTGGACGTAAACAGTTTTCTCTTGCAAACCATCCATTTCGTGGTACTGTCCAAGTTGCATTACAAGAGAGTTTTGAGCGACATCTTTCATAATAATGTCGGTCATTTTCTTAGTAAAAGTTCCATCTTTCTTTTCTGAAACCAATACTTTATCAGGGTTAAAAGTTTGTACTGTCATATTTTAAAGTTCTCCTTTAAGGTTTTTATTTGATGATCCGGGAATTTCGGAAAATATCCCCTTTATTTGATTTTTCGGACCTGCTAAAATCTGATGAAACTCTAGGAGGTTCCGATTGTGAGTATTCAGCCTTGATTTCACTAATAATACTTTCAAGGTCTGAAATAGCTTGCAAAGTACCTTCAGCGGTATCTTTAACAACAAAAGAAATCACTTTATCATTGACCGGAAGTTTCCGGCTAGAAAGTGTTTTAATAGCTTCATCTGTCAATTCTCGCTTGGTTTGTTCTTTTTCAAGCCCAGCGATCTTGTCAAGTAAAGCTTGTTTTTCTGCTTCAGCTTCCTTACGTCGGTACTCTTCTAATTCTTTCCCGGTAAGTTCGCTTTCTGCCTTGTATTTTTCCAAGGCTTTAGAAATTGCGTCCGCTGTGTCTTTGGAATGTTTTTCTTCCATAGATTTCAAACGGCGTTGCATTTCGGCCACTGATACCATCTTTTCGGCTTCCTGTGTCGGAGTGCTAGCTTGTTCCTCAACCGTTTCCGCTGATTGTGGTTCAGCAACCTGTGTATTTTGATCTTCTGCCATTAGTAGGCTCCTTTCTACGCTTTTACGGGCAACCCCCCCGAACTCATGCAACTTTTAACGTCTTCAGCACGGTTTGGACAATAAGCGCGCCGGTGGATTCGAACCACCCGCCAGACTTCAAGATTCGAACTTGATTAACCCGTGAAATAGAATCGAACTATTCCCCTTTTGCGCGCATAAAAAAAGAAGGTGAAATTTTAAATTTCATCTTCTTTGTTAAGTTTAAAATCGTTTAAGGTACTTCTACCATCTTTATATTTTAGTTCAATATGTCCATAACCCGAACACCTACAATTAGGGTGCATAGGGTACATATTCACGCCCTTTTCTAATTCATCAACCGGAAAGGCTTTTCCGTCCAAAGGCGCGCATATCTCGCACGCTCCTGGTTCCGCTACAAAAATAAAATGTGTGAACTCATTGGCCACTAACATTTCTTTTTGCGTGTCCGCATTGATCCGGGCGATTTCTGTTTTAATCAACCTTTCAGCGTTTGCCTGACTGGTGCCATATTTCTTAGCAAGTCTTTTCCGTTCTTCCTTATAACCCATCATATCCGTGTAGATACGATTAAGAGAAGCAAACACGTCTTTTTGTAGGGCTTGCTGTAAGCCTGTCTTACCCCAAACACGGCTTGAAAAAGATTCGCCGTAAAAATCAGCGTCTAAAATCGCCTCTAAACGCTTTTTCACTCCTTTGGATGAATTACCCAAAATCCCCGCTTGTCGCTCAAATTCGCGCAATATTTCGCTTCTACGGGCATTGTCAAACATTTCATAAGTTTCGGCTGTCAAATTCTGAATTTCAAGGTCTAATTCAGCCTTTAAGAGTTCAAGCCGGCTTACTTTCATCTTTAAGTTATAAACTCTCAACCATTGATTGGTACCGGGTGAAAAGTCTTTTTCTTTGACTGCTTTATAAGCCTTGCGATTAAACTTAGTAACGTCCATTTGGTCAGCCCGTTTCATGGCTTCTTGCTTGGTTAAGCCTTCATGTCCCGCATAGTTGATATAAAACCGGTCTATCTTTCCTTGTAAACGGTCATAAGATTCCTGATAAATTTCAACCAAGGCCCTTTCACGGTCCAAATCTCGTTTCATTAGGGCGCTTTGGGCCTTACGTTCGGCGTTATACTTCCGATTGTCCGCTATTTTCAAGTTCATCCTTGATACCTACGCTTTTCGCTCTTTCAAAATCGCTAGCGCCTTCCTCTTTCTTGATACGGTCTATTTCCGTTTCATAGTCGGTAAAGCTTGCGTTATTAAGTAGGGTTTCTTGCGATACTTCTCCGCCCGCTTCAATGTAAGCCTTGATTTCCGTCCAAACGTCTTGTGGTAAGTTTGGGTGGAAAGTGAAGGTTAGCTTGTCAGCTTCGATTACCGGACCATTTACAGCCTTGTGAATGTTACTAATTAATTCATAACGGCGACGCAATGCCTTAGTAAAGTAGGTTTCTTTGTCTTTGCGTACCTGTTCCAGTCCAATCATCTTATAAAGCAAGGCAATGCCTGACTGTGTGGAATTAAAGCGATCATCATCTAGGTTAGGAATACGACTGAAGCGGTGAATATCATTCGCCAGACGGTTCTTATAAGCTTCCGTACCTTGTACGTCGTATTGCTTGTAAATATAGCCGGCGTCCGCTGTCGTTTGTTGACCGTTCGCACTAATTCCCGTTTGAAGTAGTAGCGTATTAGCGTCCTTCATTTTTGCCACATTGTCAGCCGTTGCCCCGATAGCTTCTAAATCGCCCTTAATCAATAACATGGCGTCATTTAAATCGCTCATATAGTTCGCTGTGTCGGATTCACTAGCGTCGTAAGCGTCAATAAGGGAGATTTCACTTTCATAATCACCCATCCGGTAACGGTTATTCCACCATTCAACAACTGGAATATCGTTATAATTATGTTTGGTTGTTTCATCCAAGATAAGGCGCGGACTATAATAAGTAAAAGGCTTGTACTTAATCACTTGATCTTTAGTATAAACCGTCATATTAACCCGGTCATTATAAACTGGAAGATGGACCGCGCATATAATATTCTGTTCCACGGTCAAATCTCGGACCACAAACATTTCAAGCGGACTGATCAAAACAACCCGATCCATATTATCCCGGTCACGGAAATGATACTCATAAGCACGGCCAAAAACGGAAGCGTCAAAGGCCAAATCACTATTTAAGGCATTGACATCATTGTTCCATTCAATTTCTTTGATTGATTGCAACTGGTCTTTGTTTCCGCCTTCCATAATTCCCACGGTAACGGGGTTACCGATAACATAGGAAGTTGCAAACCCTGAAATATAACCACCCCAGCGGTGTCTAACTCGGTAGTCAGCTTTCTCCTTATCCATTCGGCGCTTACCGCTTAAAATGCTGTAATTGTTACCCTTAGCATACGAATCTAAAACCCGTAAGCGTTTCTTCTGGTAATTGAAAAATGTTGTCAGCATTTCACGGAAAGCCTTCTTACCTTCCGTGGTGTTTAGCAATTCTTCAGCGGAAGAATATCTAAATTGTTCATTGGCTAACCTACTAAATTGCAAGCTATCGTTACGGGTTGAAATTTCAATATCCAAGCCGTGTTCAAATTCATTTACATGATCCATCTTTTACCTACCTTCTAAACAAGCGATTTACTTTGGAAATCGTCTTGTTAACGTCTAATTCCTTTTTCTTTTGGAAGATTCGATCTTGAACCGCATAGCGTACAGCGTCCAAACAGTGGTTATAACTGTCCACCGGCTCGTTTATATATTCATTAGTAGCCTTGTCTTTCTTCCATGTATAGTTTTCCAATTCTTCAATAGTCTTCACGCACCGTTCATCTACAATGATTTCATATTGTAGAATGTATTGGATCCCTTGCATGACTGACCCAGGGCCTTTTATAACATCAATCACCCGTGGAATGTCTAGGTTCCTTAATTCCTGATTAGATTTCTTTTCAGCACTATCGGCCCTAATAATCTCTTTAGCATATCCAAGGGCTTTAATTGCTTCCGCTATCTTGTCATTAGTCAGGCCCTTCCTTACAT